ATTCAATAGTAGTATTCGTAGCGGGAGCATTGATTGGCACTCCACTATGGAACTGGCTGAAAACAAAAATGCCATGGAGTAGTTAATGTCAAATGTAATTAGTAGGGAACAATGTCCTGTCTGTGCTCAGCACGGGCGGGATAATTCTCAAGACAATTTAGCGGTATATGATGATGGACACAAGTATTGTTTTGCTTGTGAACATTATGAACACAAAAATAATAAGGAACTTCTAATGGTTAAAGCAAAACCTATGACAGAACTTAAGTTTCTAGAAGGCACAGCCAAAGCTATCAATGATCGCAAGATCAATGTAAAGACAGCACGGCTATATGGTTACTTGACTCACTCTCAAGATGGAAAAAGAGTAGAGATCAGTAGCTATTACCGAGATGGTAAGGTGGTCGCACAGAAACTTAGAGGAGCAAACAAATCCTTTCAATGGAGAGGAGATTCTACAAAGCCACAACTGTTTGGACAACAACTATGGAAGAACAAAGGTGGTAAGAAGATTATAGTTACCGAAGGTGAATATGATTGCATGACAGTCAGTCAAATTCAAGATAACAAATGGCCTGTAGTTAGCCTACCTAATGGTGCTTCTGGTGCTGTGAAATCTGTTCGTGATAACTTAGAATTCCTAAGTAGTTATGAAGAGATCGTCTTAATGTTTGACATGGACGAAGCAGGAAGAGAAGCATCTCAAAGAGTAGCAGAGATACTACCACCAGGAAAATGTAAGATAGCAGCCTTGCCTTTTAAAGATGCTAACGAATGTTCACTGAATGGTGAAAGCAAGGCAGTACTTCAGGCAATATGGGAAGCACCAAGGTATTCTCCAGATGAAATACTACATGTGTCTTCTATTACTAATGACTTAGAAGAAGATGCTGTAGAGGTAGTGTACCCCTTCCCCTTTGATTCTCTAACGGAGTTTCTATTGGGACAACGAAGTGGTGAGATAACTCTATGGACTTCTGGTACTGGGTCAGGTAAGTCTACTATTCTAAGAGAGATTATAATTGATCATCTTAAAGAAGGTAGATCTGTAGGAGCTATCATGTTAGAAGAATCACCACGGGAAACTGTTGATGATTTAGTTTCATTGGTAATTAATAAACCAGTAAGAGCACTAAGAGCTTCTAAGATTATGAATGAACTAAGAACTAAACTAGGTAAAGAAGAAATATCTTTAAACATTATAGATGATTTAACTGATGAAGAGTATGCTGAAGGCAAGAGAGCCTTAGCTGAAACTTCTCTATATATCTATGATCACCTAGGTAACAATGGTTTACAGAACCTCTGTTCTAGAATTGAATTCATGGCTGTATCTTTAGGAGTAGATGTAATTATAATAGATCACATAACTGCTGCTGCAACTGGGCTGCTTAACATTAGTAATGATTATGAAGGAGGCAACTCAGAGCGACTGTTAATTGATAACATAATGAAAGAACTTAGAGGACTAGTTAGTAGGACTGGAGTTCATATTGATGTGGTATCACAACTCAAGAAGACTCAGAAAGCTTATGAAGAAGGAGACAGGATTACCTTGCAGGACTTAAGAGGTTCGGGTTCTCTGTCGAGTGTACCTAATACTGTTATAGCACTAGAGAGAGACAGGCAAAACCCTGATCCCATCCTAGCTAACACAACAACTATTAGAGTATTAAAGAATAGGTTAACAGGTAAGGCTGGAGTAGCATCCTGCTTGTATTATGATCACATAACTGGTAGAATGCAAGAGATTGGATGGGCACTAGCCGACGATGGCAACATAGTACTAGACCGAGACGAGTTATGATAATAATTACAGGCTCTGGTAGGGCAGGCACAAGCCTGTTAATGCAGACACTGAAGATATGGAAGATGCCTATAGCAGGCGTACCCTTCCATCCAGACTTCCCCGTGAAGTCACTAAACCCCAGAGGCTATTATGACCTGCCCTACAAGGTCTTAATGGCTGGGGTTGGGCTTCAGTTTAAAGGCATGGCGGTTAAAGTATTTGGTCACTGGTTAAACAAGGTGGCTTCTGAACACGTAAGTAAAGTTATTGTTTGTAAGAGGAGATCTCTTACAGAGCAAGACAATAGTCTTATGAAAGCATACGAAGCTGAAGTCAAGGTGACATCCTCCTCGCAAGAGAGAATGGAAATGTTGGAAGACATACCCACTCTACAAAAGCTTGGAGTAATTCGTAGAAATAATTATAGAGAGGTGCGAAAGTTTTTAAATAGAAACAAGAACATAGAATCTATAACTGTTTACTTTGAAGATATCTTAGACAACACTAAAGAAGAGATGACTAAGATAGCAAACTTTTTAAATGTTGATTGTGAAAATATTCAAGACGCAATTGATAATGTACAACCACAGGAGATACAAAATGGAACTTGTATTTGACATAGAAGCAAATGGGTTGCGTGAAGTTACGATAGATAAAAATCACAACCCCGAAGTTTCTAAAGTCTGGTGTATTGTAGCTAAAGATATAGACACAGGTAAAGTCTATACTTTTAAAGAACACCAGATAGAAGAGGGTGTTAACTTGTTACGACAAGCCGACACCTTGATAGGACATAACATAATCATGTACGATATACCTGTACTTGAAAGATTCTATGGTCCTATTAATGTAACAACTATAGATACTCTAATTGTTTCTAGGATAATGTATCCTGATATTAGAAATCATCCTCTAGGTGGCAACAGTTTAAAGAACTGGGGCAAGAAGCTTAGGGTTATGAAAGATGAGTATGATGGAGGATTCGATTCTTTCTCAGAGCAAATGCTTAAGTACTGTATACAAGATGTAGAAGTATCCGAAGCTATATACAAAGAGCAAGAGTCTTTCATAGTAAATCATAATAACATTATAACTACTGAACAAAGAGTAAGTACTATCCTATCCGAACAGATGGAAAATGGTATGGGCTTTGACATAGAGGGTGCCGAAAGACTAGAGCAAGAGCTAATGATGGAGAAGGCTGGCGTAGAAGACAAGCTGTGTCGTATATTTCCACCCATTACAACAGAGAGATGGTCAGAAAAGACAGGCAATAGGTTAAAAGATTCTGTTGAACACTTCAACACTAACTCACGGCAACAAATTGCTAAGAGATTAGGTATGAAGTATGGATGGAAACCCCCACTAACAGACAAGGGAAATCCTAAGGTAGATGAAGCCGTACTAAGCAAGCTAAAATATCCAGAAGCTAAGATGCTTTCTAAATGTTTTGAAATGACAAAGCTAGGCAGTATGTTATCTGACTGGATCATTAGGGCTGGGCTATCAAGAGATGGTAAGATACACGGATCAATTAATCCTCAAGGTGCTGTGACAGGTAGGATGACAGCTAGTCAACCTAACTTACAACAAGTATCTGGAGACCCAAGAGCACGGGCTCTGTTTGTCCCACAAGAGGGATGGGTTCAACTTGGTATTGATGCCAGTGGATTAGAGGCACGGCTGTTAGCGAATCGTATGGCTGCATGGGACAATGGAGAGTACGGAGCATTGGTTCTTAACGGAGACATACATGAGCACAACCAAGAACAAGCTGGACTCAGTGACAGAAATGATGCAAAAACTTTCTTTTACGCCTTGATTTATGGGGCAGGTAATGGTAAAATAGGACAGATCATTGACAAAGGTGTTAGTGCTGGAGCAGAACTTAAGAAAAGGTTCTTAGACAACATGCCTGCGTTAAAGAAATTAATTGAGAATTGTAAATTCCAAGTAGCTAAGAAGGGTACAGTAACATTGCTAGATAAGAGAGAAGTACCGTGTAGATCTAAACATTCTTCATTGAATGTACAGATACAAGGTGATGGAGCTGTACTTATGAAGCTGGCTTTGGTAATCTTCTATGATGCTATACACTCTAAGGATGAGTGGAAAGATAGCGTTAAACTTATGGCTACTGTTCATGATGAATGGCAGCTTGAGTGCAAGCCAAACATCGCAGAAGAAATAGGACAGCTAGGTGTAAGTTCAATAGTTGAAGCAGGAAAAAGATTAGAATGTAAAATACCTATGGATGGGGAGTATAGGATAGGAAGGAACTGGAGTGAATGCCACTAACAAATAATAGAATTAAAATATATATAGCAGGTCCCATGAGAGGACACGAAGAGGAAAATTATCCCGCCTTTTATAAAGCAGAAAGATTACTAGAAGCTAAAAGAGTATACGAAGTAATAAACCCCGCACGTATGGATGAAGAATATGGTCCTGAGTATGGTGTGAATTATAAAGATGCACTTAAGAGAGACATTGATGAGATATTTAATGTAGATGCCATGTATCTATTAAGAGGATGGGAAAAGTCTGAAGGTGCCAGAGTAGAACATGCTCTTGCTGTTTACTTGGGCTTATCTATTCAATACCAATGATGAATATATATGCTATATTCTATGATCTGAATCTATGGTGGGTACATGACTGCATGAAGTGGTGTACTGGAAATAAGTATGATCATTGCAGTATAGCATATGAGACTAAAGAAGAAAGAATGGTTTTACATGTATCTAGGGATGACTATACTTCTTGGGTAAAAGAAAGAGTTATTCACAGGGTACTAAAGCCTACAAAGATATTTTATATTGGTGCGACAGACCTTAGTATAGAGGAATTAAATGAAGCCTTTCTTCCACCAAGGAAATGGTCTGTATTTGCCGTTGGACTTTGGTGGTTTGTAATGCGACACTTCACTAATTGGAAACCCAAGGGATCGTGTACTGTAATCGCTAGTAAAA